CTATTTTGCCTCTTGGCGGTTATCGAACGGGTTAAGTGCTACCGCAGCATCAAGGTGGTTTGGGGCAAAATGCGCATACCTCATTGTCATCATGATCGTGCTGTGCCCGAGAATTTGCTGTAACACCAAAATATTCCCACCTCGCATCATGAAGTGACTCGCGAATGTATGACGTAGTACATGGGTACGCTGTCCTTTGGGTAGCTCTATACCTGCGCGTGCGAGAGCTGCCTTAAAAGCCTCGTATGCGGGTGAGAAAAGGGCACCACGCTTTTTAGGGAGCATCGCCTGTAGTTGTTGTGAAATTGGCACTGTGCGGTTCTTCTTGCTTTTGGTTTGCGTAAACGTCAGACGACCAGGAAGGATTTGAGATTGCTTTAAGTCTTGAGCCTCGCTCCATCGTGCACCGGTCGCCAGACAAATCCGTACGATAATCCCTAAATCTTTATTTGCGGACTGGTCGCATGCTGCAAGCAATCGGTCAATTTCTTCCTCATACAGAAAAGCCAGCTCCTGATCACCTTCTTTGAACTGCCTGATTCCAGACAGCGGGTTATCTCCTTCCCATTCCCCCAGCCGCTTCATTTCCGAGAATACTGCATGCAGATAAGACTGCTCGCGGTTTACTGTCGCTTCACTCAGCTTCTTCTTGCCTTTCTGATTCCATTCACCACTCAAACGCCGTTCCCGGTATACAGCGAAAGTGTTTTTATCAAAGTGAGAAGCCAATGGATCACCAAGACGTTCGCATATGGCCAGTAATTTCACCTTTCTTTCATCACCAGATGAGAGCGTTTTGCCATGCATCTCGTACCAGCGTTCAACGAATGCCGAAAGAGTCACTGCGCTGTCGTTTACCGGCTGGTTTGCAGCGTTATTCATTAAACGGCGCTCATGGGAGAGCGCCTCACCTTTGGTAGCAAATTGCTTACGTATGCGTTTCCCATCACGCCCGTAAGGGAAGCACTGACAAAGCCATTTACCGGAGGGTAGTTTTCGGACGGTCAATTACTCACCTCTGCATCATCATCAGATCCTGCATACGCGAGTGAAATGAACATTTCCGCAGCGTTATCAAGATGTGCATAGGTTGATGTAAATTCGATATCTCGACACCTACAAACGAATGGGCGCGTTTGATTTTCTGGTTGGAAGGATAAACTTACAACTGGAGTTTTGCGTGGTTTACCATTTTTGAAAAAGTCACAGACATCCAAACGATTGCAAAGGCCTGCATCATCTTGATAAGTAGCAACATGCCACCCCATACCATGAAGTGTATCGGCAAATGCTAAATGCACTTCTTCGATATTTTTATATAAGCCAACGGAGTATTGTTTTTTCTTACTCTCATTACGTTTTCTTGGCAGGGATGGGAGCCTTGCTACACCAGGTATTTCAATTTTTTCCAAGCTGAATGTTTTTACCGGGTGAGTCGGAGATGATAGGTCCGCTGCTCGCAGCGTAAAGTTATCAAGCAATGTCAGAGGAAGGATATCTCTTGCTGCTCCGGATCGTTCACCTCCGTGATAAATGATTGATAAATTATCTTTGGTATCAATTGACGACCAGATCAGGTCCAGAAGAGGGTGTTCATCATGGATTGTAAATGTTGGTGTATTGCCCTTTTGACCTTCTATATTTTGCGCATCCGACAAGGGGGATAGGTTTAGAAATTGCTCGGTCGACAGCACCTCTGAACCTTGCTGAGATGCCTTTTTTATTTTGCTCGGACCAGCATTTTCACCGCAACAGAGATAGTTAAGATCCTTGGTGACATCACTTCTAACGACATATCCACGAGCCTTAGCAATTTCAATAAGCTCATTTTTGTCTTTTTTCCCAAAACCTGTAAAACAAATAGTCCTCATATAAAACCCCACGAAGTCAGAAAAATAATGAACCTAACAGGAAACCAATTAAGAAGATGACAATGAATTCTTTAGCGTGGGATCGCAGCAATGTAGTGACATCCAATGGAGAGTGATTCTCTCTCGGGGGAGAAGGCGGAATATCTTGTGTTTGCTGGTCCAGCCACGATAAACACATTTGAAGCTGGTTGCGTGTTAGGTCATTCAGTCGACCAGTTCCGAAGTTAACATGGCAATAACGAATCAGTTTCTGCCTCAATTCGCTGTCTTCACTATTTCGAAGGAGAAGGCTAACAAGTGCTTTACTTGCATCTTTATCCTTAGCGCGTTCGAGCATGGACTGCAAAAAGCTAACTGCAGTCTGATATTGGTTGACGGTCATTTCTTCGATACTCGAAACGCCAATCTCTGCATGCAGCTTTTGCCAGATCTCATATGCTTCATTGCCGTAGGAATCAGAAACAAGTGCTACTAGGGCATTAAGTTCTTTTCTCTGCGCCCTAACCAAAGGACGCTCATCGTGAGTATCTGAGGGAATCGCAATGTTGATGGTGTGACGACCATCAAATTTATCGATCTGAACGCGGTTTTCTGTGAAGTCGCGTCCAGCGGTGCGGTTTTGATCTCCAGAGGAATTCACTTCCATACTGCTTCCCTATTTATTTTTTTTCGTTGTAATCCCTGCCAGCCACTCGGTTGCCATTTCCTGACACATTGACTGAGTTTGAGACGGAGTTGCCAGCCGTTAAGGCTGCAAATACAGCAGCTTTGATGGCTAATGGGGCGTTTCTGAAATGATTAATTAGATCATGCTCGTCCCGTGTTAGTGCAACACCACCAGATTCTTGCCCTGTCAAAATGAACTGGACGTTAGCCCCATTGAGGGCGAAGGAACACAAAACATTGCCGCCGGGAACGGCAGCGCCTCGCTCATACTTCCCCCAAATTTCTCTGGATATACCGCAAAGTTCTGCAATGGAGGCTTGATTAAAGCCCAATCTTTTCCGTTCATTTTTCAATCTGATAGCGCATTGAGAATCAAAGTTCATAAAACACCGTTTGACAATGAGAACTGCTGTTCTCATAATGTTTTCCACAGACACTTAGCAGATCACAATATACCACTATGACACAAGCACAAAACACACAGCGGGCGCGTACGCCCAAAAACAGCGTTGCGGGAGGGTCTTTACCGCTACGTCTGTCACCTGAAGAACGCACTGAGATTGAAGCAATGGCAGAAGCTGAATGCCGATCCGCTTCAAATATGGTTCGCATAGTTTTTTTGCGCGGGCTTGAGTGCATGAAATCCACACATTTGCCGCAATCTGGTAACTGATACTAGCGTGTGAGGTAGAAATGACGGGCGTGACCATCAATATGAATGTTGCTGCTCCTTATGTATCTCTCAAGGAGTATTCCAGACTAACCGGCATTCCATTCGACACATGCAGGTTAATGGTTCGCGACGGAAGGATAATTATCAGGCCTAAAGAGCTATCAGGGGGCAAGGTGGAAGTAAACATGATAGCCATGCTCAAGGATGCCATTGCAAACAGTTGACAGGAAAATCATGAATCAGCTAATCCAACTGAGTCGACACAATTATGTGTATCGGGGATTCACTATCCACATGTGTCCTAAAAACTCCAGAACAATGCAGCGCGCATATCGCGTGATGAATGATGGGAATTATTTCGGCAGAGACTTTGCATTAGCAGAGGCAATGCGAACCATTGATAAACTAAAAAATGGTGGAAGAAATGAAACTTGAAATGGCTATCGGGCTTTTTATTTTTGCCGTGTTTGTTTTGAGCCTGATTCAGATCCTGATAAGAATGCACTGTAAAAAGATAAACCAGAAAAAAGATAAAGCATTATCTGAATTTAGGTCTCGACGTGAAGAAGTGGAGCGCAAGGCGCGAAGACAATTGTAATAGGGGCATTTTATGAACGATAACACGCCGTCACTTGCCAGTCTGTTAAAGCATGGTTGTCAGGTTACGCATTACAGTAACACTCGCGGATGGATTGAAACTCCTGACGGACGTTTCTTTAAGCCAGAACCTAATAAGGTTCGTTTTATTAAAGAAATGAATAAACCGTTTGTTTATACGGCAAAAATAAATAAGGGTTTATTGAGTGCTGTAATCCACCTTTTTAAAAAGTGTGGCTGCAAATGAGTCTGATCGGAGCGCACCAGCTTTCGCAAGCTACCCAGCAAGCAATGCGGAAAGCTCGAAGAGTTAGAGTGGCAAAGGCGGAACTTGCGCTACTGCGGATTCAATCGCTTCTTGGCCTGAGTGATAACGAGCTGGTCTATGCCGCTAAAAGAGTGGCAGAACTGGATGTAGTTGCTGAACCATGTATGCCACCAAACAAACCATGAGGTTTATATGTTTACAGAAGAGAAAACATCGTGGGAACGGGAAATGCTGATTCGCGAAGCGGTAGAAAACGCGGAGAAAGGCTTTACTGTTAATTTAAAAAATGGTGCGCGCATTGTTGTAACTCCTGACAGCCCATCAATTGATTTAATCATTTATGGTCTTGAAAAAACAATTCGCGGGAATCATGCGCGGGCGCGAATGACTTTTATTGATTTTCTTTATTACTGGCACGAAAGGTTGTTTAAACAAGTTAAAAGAAAACCTCGCCCTAACCACTAATTAAGAAGGCTTAAATTAACGGCATTCATTTTGCCGGGGATTCGTTTTGCCTTTTTCAGGAGGTTGCATGTCGATTAAGTCAATAAAGCTGGATAGCGAAATAAGTGATCCGGAGTTTGTAGAGATAAGCACCAATGCACGAAAACACGAACGCGCTCACCTTTTGGGGTTGCTTCGTATTTTTGTCGGCCAGTTGAAAAAGGAAAGCGCTACCCCGGAAGAAATTTATTCATCAGTCGAGCGGTGGATCAGCAACCGTGAATTAATCATCAATGAGGATAAAAGCTAATGAACAACATCATGTTAGATATTCGCGTATTGGGGAAATCCCCTGATTCTCCAGTATTCGCTATTGAGTGCGTTTTTTTCGAACCCTCAACGGGGAAGATAGGTCCGCAATATTACCGAGCCATTGATATCAGAACTGTGGGCGGTATTTACCCCGAAGCAGTTTTGCAGCTCATGAAGGGAGATGCTGAACAGCGAGCCGAAGTTATTAATGCAACATGTAGCGAGATCTCTGCTGTTGGTGGCGCTTGCCATTTTATTAAGACAACAGCATCAAAACACGAAAAACTCATTTGCTGGTCTGCTGGCGACTCAGCGGACGTTGCTACGCTTGCGTATGCTCTTTCCCGACATGGTCTCGGGCAGTCTTTACCGTCTTTCGACATTCGTTACCTCTCGACATTAATTCATATTGCTGGCGTTACCGGATACGTCCCGCATCCGCGCCGCTCTACTGCAACTTACATGCTGACAGATGCTGTTTATCGCGCCGAGCAGGTTAGCGAGGTCTGGCAACGCCTGACTTCCCCACACCTCGAATCGTTGTGAGGGCAAGATAATGATCAGATCACCAATCAAATGGGCGGGCGGTAAAACTCGCGTTATGCCGCAGCTGCTGGAGCACTTGCCGAAGGCCGATTGTCTGATTGAGCCATTTGTAGGAAGCGGAACTGTGTTTATGAACACGGAATACCGCCGCTACATTCTTTGCGACAGCAATCGCGCGCTGATCAATTTCTTCCGCGTGGTCACGATGGATACCGAACGCCTGATCAACATCACGAGATCGATGTTTCATGGCGATAACACCGAAGATCGCTACTACGCACGAAGGACGCTTTTTAACTCCATGCAGTGGAGTGATACCTCCAGGCCTGATCAGGCTTTGCTGTATGCCGCATTATTTCTGTATCTGAACCGCCATGGATTTAACGGGCTGTATCGCACTAATCTGAGGGGGGAATTTAACGTTCCATTCGGTAAATATGCCGCGCCTTACTTCCCTGAAAAGGAAGTGCGCTTATTCGCCGAAAAGGCCAATAACACAAACACCGTTTTCATCCATTGTGACTTTCGCCATTCCATTCGCTACATCGTGGAACTGGATTTTGACAAAGTCATTTACTGCGATCCGCCATACATTCCAGCCAGTGAAACCGCCAACTTCACCGCTTACGGTAAGCCATTCACCCTGGACGATCATCGTGAGCTGGTTAAAGCCTTGCTGGATGTCAATCGCCAGCATGGCATCCGCTCGATCATCTCAAACAGCGACACGCCTGATACCCGCGAAATTTATTCCGCCTTCAACCTTCACTCCCTGAGTGTCCGCCGCTCTGTGAGCGCCAAAAGCCGCGATATGGCTGGCGAGGTTATTGGCGTTCTTCGCGTGTGTGATGGCTGCGATCGTGCTGGCGGTGGCTGCTGCCCGGATTGTGGACCGGTAATGGGGAATGCAACTTACGGCGAGATGTTTTTAGGCTTCGACCCTGCCAAGGGCTGTGAAACGCAGGAGCCTTTCTGATGACCATCAAAAAGACTCATACGGGCATCGTTATTACCAAAGATGGCCCGCAGCGCAAGAAGTTGCACCAGACGGAATCCATGTGGGTAGTCGGTAAAACAGAGTGCTACCGGAAAGACACTGGCAAACGTCACTTTGCCGAACGTACCCGCCGTCGACTGCTGCTTGATTCAATCGAAGAGATTCGGGAGGTCGCCACCCGATGAACACAGTTGATGCAGTGATCACTCGCGTGCTCGACGTTCGCCCATACCGCCATTTCTGGATCGTTGAGGTGGAGGTGTTGAGCTGGGGCAGGTACAGCAGCACGACCATTATCCGTGATACCGAAAAAGACGCCCGGCAGGTTAAGCCCGGCGACACCGTGACGGTGTAGGTGGTGCGCGATGACGGCTTATTACAACGAAATCGACCCTCATGCAGCGCAGCATCTGCGCAACTTAATCGACGCCGGCCATATAGCGCCTGGTGTTGTTGATACACGCTCAATTGAGGATGTAACCCCCAATGATCTCAAAGGTTTCAGACAATGCCATTTCTTCGCAGGAATTGGCGGATGGTCACTCGCATTACGTCGCGCAGGCTGGCCCGATGATCGTCCTGCATGGACAGCATCATGCCCTTGCCAACCTTTCAGCACGGCAGGCAAAGGACTTGGGTTTGCTGACGAGCGGCACTTATGGCCCTTCACACATTGGCTTATCGGCCAGCGCCGCCCTGTCGTGGTATTTGGCGAACAGTCTTCAAGTAAAGATGCTGAAGACTGGATCGACCTTGTACAAACTGACATGGAAAGTTTGGGATATGCCTTCGGGGCGTCGGCGTTTCCGTCTGCGGGCGTCGGTGCGCCGCACATCCGGGAGCGTACTTACTGGCTGGCCGACTCCAACCGCGAGCAATACGAAGAACGCTTATCAGGATGCCGAGAAGGTGATCGCAAGGAAGCTGGCTGGTCGGCAGTCGAACTTACAGGATTTTGCTTGTCTTGCGGGCTGGCCCACCCCTGCGGCGAGGGATGGAAAGGGCGGTTATCAGGGGGGCAGAGTGAGGAATGGGAAACTGTCAACGGATACGCTGGATGTGGTAGCACAGATAGCAGGCCCGGCTCGGTTAACGGCTTCTGGGGAGCTTCTGACTGGCTCTTTTGCAGAGATGGAAAGTGGAGGCCAGTTAAACCCGGCCTTAAGCCTCTGGTTAATGGGGTTCCCGCCAGAGTGGGAAGATTGCGCACCTACGGAAACGCCATCAACATCGAAGCGGCGGCGGCATTCATAAGTGCTTATATGGCGACGGTGAGTTATGTCTGATCTCGCCGCGCTAGCATGGGAATGGAATACCAAACGGCAGGCCATCAACCCCCATAAAACCGAAAGTTCAGCCATTGAGTATCTGACACCGAAAGGCGAGCGCAGAGCGCTCTCTTATGGCGATCTGGTTGATACGGTCTACCGCGCACCATTGCGCCCGCGCGAGGGCGAGGCGCGAGAGGCATTTGATCGCAATGGCCGCGCTAACTACCTCCGCCGCCGGGTGCAGACGCTCCCGGCATTTATCCGTAAGCGCTTCTCGCAGCACCTTGAAAACCTCGAACGCAGCAAGCCAAAAGACGTTGTGCGCTGGCTGTTCGGTACGTTTGAGCGGCATGTTTTACGCCGTGTTGATGCGGTTAACGCGCAATACCTCCCACAAAGTACGCTCCCGGCGCTTCTTCTTCCGCTGCGTGATGAATTTCATCTGTTGCCGTGGGCGGACAAAAAACGCCTGAAAAGACTGGCGTATAAACTTGCGAATCTGATGAAAAGCGAGTTTATGCGCGAGTTTGATTTTCAGTATGAGCAAACATCCGATCTCGAGTTTTCGTCGATTTACGCGTATGGGGCTATAGCGAGCAAAACGGCGACGCTCAATATCGCGATCCCCGGATGGGCGCGTTATTGCGACGAAGAGCTGGACGCCGATGAGGCGCTGCGTGCCGCTGGCAGACTTCATTCCGAAAAATGGTGGCTTAACAAAATCCGCCGCATCCATGACTGCTGGCGCGAACATCTAATGATCGCGACCGGCTACGTCAGCAAAGTGGCTTCACCATATTGCTCTGATCCCTGCTTCAGGGAATGGGTGACGCAGAAAAAAGCGAACTTCGAATACCTTCAGGCGATGGAGCTGGAAGACCAGGACACCGGCGAGCGCAGCTCATTACTGGATAAGGTGATGGGTAGCGTTTCCAACCCGAAGATCGCGCGGCATGAGCTGATGGTGCGCATGCGCGGGTTTGAGGATATGGCGAATGAAATGGGGCTGGTTGGCATGTTTTACACGCTGACAGCGCCGTCGCGTTACCACTCAACGCATGTCCAGTCAGGCAGACGAAACGATAAGTACCAGCACGCCAGCCCGCGTCAGACGCAAAAATACCTTTGCAAAGTCTGGGCGCGCGTCAGAGCCAAATGGAGTCGCGAAGGTATTCGCACGTTTGGTTTTCGTGTTGCAGAGCCTCACCACGATGGAACCCCTCACTGGCATCTGTTGCTCTTCCTCCGCCCTGAGGAAGTAGAGCATGCAACAGCCATTTTCCGCAAACACGCCATGAAAGAGGACGGTAACGAGAAAGGTGCTTCAGAGCACCGTTTTACCGTTACGCCGATGGACGAGCAATTTGGGTCTGCAACAGGCTATATCGCGAAATACATCTCGAAAAACATCGATGGCTACGGCATGGATGGTGAAGTGGATCTTGAGTCAGGCCAGCCGGTCAGGGAGATGGCAAAGCGTGTGCGCGCCTGGGCTTCGCGCTGGAATATCCGCCAGTTTCAGCAGATTGGCGGCGCGCCGGTGACCACCTGGCGGGAGTTGCGCCGGTTAGGGAACCGTGAGCTGGTATTACATCCGGAGCTGGAAGCGGCGCGGGCCGCCGCCGATGCGCCAGACTGGCCGGGATATACCAATGCTCAGGGCGGCCCGTTTGTTGCGCGAGATTGCCTGCGCGTTCGCCTTAACTATGAATTCACCGAAAACGGCAATGATTATGGTGACACGGTCGCCAAAATTACTGGCGTTTATTGTCCGTACACGGGCAGCGAATCAGTCATTTTCACCCGCACCACCGATTACAAAATTGTGCCGAAGCGTAAGCCATCGCCGGTCGAGATTTTGACCTTAGAAGGCCGCGCAGCGGCCCCTCGGAGTTCTGTCAATAACTGTACGGGGCGCTCCGGAACGGATGAAAAACCACCGTTAAAAGTGGCGGTGCTAGCTGGTACCACACCGTCAAAACCGACGATGCATGCCGGTATTGATCACCCGGACAGTCAGATGACAGAACTTCCGCTGAATATCGAAGATTTGCGCCGATATTCACGCCAGCAGCGGCAGGAAATCACCAGCAGACTGAAAAACTTAGGCCGCGAAAGCTCAGATCAAGCCTTCGAGCGTACCGCGCGCGGCCTGCGCACGTCTGTTGATGATGAAACTGCGTTGACGTGGGGGCCAAAAGTGGCTGCTGCGAAAGATATGAGCCTGACACCGGAAGAGGCTGAACAGCGTTGGCGCGAACAGCTGCGGACCGAAGCGGAGCGGCGTGCGGATAACTATGCCGCCGCAGTTGCGGAATACCAGAAGAAAAAAGCCGAAGCGGCACTGCGGCAGGTACAGCAAAGAGATGCTGCGAAACAAAGCGGAGTCAGCGAGGAAACCATCGCCAGCATCGGCGCGCAACTGCGTAGTTGCAGGATTTTCGTCAGCGATGACGTTGTGAGGTCGATTGCTGGCGGTGCCCGAGTTCGCCACGGCGGCGGACTGATCGCCATGAACAATGGCCGGTTGCAGGAAGTGAAGGCATGGCGTGCCGGGGATAAAGATAAACCGACGTCTGAATATATGGCGGTGTGTGACCTGGTCACGCGCTGGAAGAAGGCGGCTAAACGAAAAAGCCGGGATTGATGCTAAGGAGCAAAAATGAAATCAAGTTACATCAGCTATTTCGAAGGGTACGACGCAGAAGGGCGCATTGTTTACAACGGTAATGGATCGGTAACCGTTGAGCATGGGACGGGGCAATGTGTCAATCCCGATGAACTGAAAGACCAGCATTGCTCTTATATCCTGGAAAAAGCTAAGCAGACTAACGGCCTTGTCTCCAGGATTGTGATCAAAAACCTGATGAAGCTGTGAGGGCGCTGGTCTGCCATGGTCACTTTTGGCTGTGCTGGCCATTCTATCGAGCGCCGTCATTTTTGGCGGTGCTGCAGGTTTGTTTTTTGGAGCAAGAAAGTTATGAGCTATCTGGGAAGTAAAGCGGCGAGTGGGGTTTATCAAAAGATTATTGCTGAAATGCCCCCGCATGATACGTACATTGAAACGCATCTGGGCAGCGGTGCGGTGATGTTTTTCAAGCCGCTTGCAGCCAGGACGATTGGAATTGATGTGGATGAAAATTCTTTTAAATTAACGCGGGATCGCTGGTCAAAGATGGGGAAAAAGCCGCCTCGGTGGAATCTATATCACGGTGATGCGGTAGGTTTTCTGGAAAGAGAAGACTTTACTCAACATGGCCGCGTGCTGGTTTATTCCGATCCTCCCTACCTGCCAGAAACGCGCACCAGCCGCGCCCGCTACCGTCATGAATATACCGTTGCCGATCATGAGCGTCTGTTAGCCTGCCTCATGAGCCTGCCGGAGAACGTCAGCGTGATCCTTTCTGGCTATCCGTCGCAGCTTTATGACGAAACGTTAGTAGGCTGGCGCAGCAAAGAGTTTCAGGCTATGACGCGAGGTGGGGTGAGGACAGAGAAAATCTGGATGAACTACCAGGAGGGGCGAGCTTATTCGCATGCTTTTGCAGGTAAAAATTACAATGACCGCTATCGAATCAAGCGAAAAGCGCAGCGCTGGAAGGAAAAATTTGCAGCGTTACCGCCTGCCGAGCGCCTGGCGATCATGGTGGCGCTCGGCGAGGTTGATCAGGTGTAAAAATGGGGCCGCGCGGATGCAAAAAGATGCACAAATTTGCACAATTTTTGAAACAACGTTTTTTCCATGCCGCCCCAGCACTGGCGGAGCCTGGGCGGCCTGCACAAAGTGCACAAAAAGAGGTCGGTTTAGCGCGCAGGCGAGGCGGGGGAGCAAGCGCGCGTAAAGGGGGTCAGGCAGGGGGTCATATCCTTCGCCATTCGCCGCCTGCCGGGCGCTCATGTTGATGGTTGAGCGAAGCGGCAGCGCGAGAGAAGTCGCGGCAGAAGCCCGCAGGTTGCGTCTGGTAGGGGAGTGATTTATTTGTGTTTCGTGAGTGGCCGATATGGACGGAAATGATGGTGCTGCGGGTGGTACCGCACCGCCAGAAATGACGATGCGGCCAGGAGATCACTTCGTGGGTTCAAGCAATGCATAAGGGTTGAAGCGAATCACCTCCTCACCCAGCCAGTCGTTAACATGCTTCATGGCTTCCATGTAGGGTGTCAGCTCGTTGACGGCGAACACGCGGGCCGCTTTCTCAATATCACCGAATGAACCGTTCCCTTCCGGAATGGCGCCCATTAGCTGCGGCGGCACCCGGTGCGCTGCCAGCATGTCATCGCGGGTGGAAGACTTTACCCCCACAAACTCATCCTTAGCCGATATCTGGCTGAATGGCAGTATTTGCACGGAGTCTTTGCCGCCGTTAGGTGCGTGCAGAAGGATGTTCTTAAACGCACCGCCGCGCCGGGTATCAGTCAGCGTCTTTTTGAGCTTATCAAGGCTCTCCTGGTCGGCCATCGCGCTGTTAACGTAGACGATGCAGCCAGCGTGTGAGCCGTTGTCGTAGTAGAGCTTTCTGAACTTGTCAGCAGAATGGGCCAGGTTTGCTGACAGCAGGCCAGCGAAATACTCAGGCATGCCGTATATTTCCTGGTGAATATCCGGGCTGAGAACGTGGCATACCGAGCCCGTTGAAAACATGTGATCCTGTAGCCCGGCCTGAATAAACCAGTAAGTATCCAGGTCAGATCCACGGCGTGTGTATTTCGCCAGCGAGTGGCGAAAGCCAAAGGAACCACCAAGCCGGTTTTTTCGCATCTCAAGATAGCCATTCCCGAAGACAAACCAGTCCAGCGCGAAGGCGGAGAACACCTGGCGGGAAAGAAGTTTGTGCGGGATAAAGCATCCGGCAAGGACATTGCGCTTGAAATAAAGCGCCGACTGGTGCCAGCTCGCATAGCCAAACTGACGGGCGAGGCCATACCAGTCAATGGGGGTTTCGTAGTATCGCCCGTTGTCTGCGCAATACATGTTATCAAGCAGGTCGCTGGCACCACTCACCGGCCATGGGCCGTCGAAGGTGAATGAGTTCAGCTCCGGTGACGCTTTCAGTGAGGCGGCGAGATCTGCCTGCTCCCTGGCATACTTCCTGCCGCGTGTGGGTCTTTGTTTGCTCAAGGTTAATACTCCGTAACTGTCATACTGCTGCCGCCTTCTTGTCCCAGCGGTTCGTTAATGGTGGCAAGCATCGTCGCCCATGCGAGATCGCCATGACTGACGCCGCGAGAGCGGTCCGTGTCGTAAGTGACAACGCCGCCAGGGGTAACGATCTTGCGGACAGAGTTGAATGCACCAACCAGGTCAAGCTCACCACGATCAAACTCCCAGCGCCCGCCACGAATCAGCTGTTGCATCTTCAGCACGAGCATTCGCTTGCTGGACGGTGAGAACTGGTAACAAACCGCTGCCGGGAAATGCTTTTTAACCAGCTGATAAACCGCTTCACCAATACCGGTGCCATCGATCCCAATGTGCTGCACGTTGTACCGGGTGAGCATGCCGATAATGAGATTGGCCTGCTCTTCGAACTCCATCCCTCGTATGCGTAGTGTCTCAATCGTGCGGAACTTGCCGCCGGGCACCATCGGCACAGCGTTAACGGATATGGCTCCACTGTCCCCCTTGCCGCTGGCGCCGTTCGGGTCGTAGCCAATCCAGACGGGACGATCAGCCATGGGGCGGGCCGCATATGGCCGCCAGTCGGGCCAGTCGTCATAACCATCAGCACCGCATGCCAGTAGCCTGTTATAGTCAAAGGCGCTTTCACCGCTTTTGATGAACTGGCATCCGTACAGGTTGTCGTATTCTTCCGGGCTGTTCTCTTCCCGGATTTCGTCGATATCAGTCAGATCCCATCCATGGTTGATAGCATCCTGCAACGTGACAATCTGCCTCCAGATCTTGTCCGGGCACATCAGGCCGCTGTTAAGTGTTTTCCAGGATGTATCAAACTCAATGCGCTTGCCATGGCTGCGACCTTTGTTAAATGCTTCACCTGTCCAGAATGGATAAGCCTCATGGCTTTCGGCTGAAGGGGTGGAGAAATAGGTACGCGTTAGGCCTTTTAGCGTTGCCATGGCGCCCGCGACTTTTTTCAGGTTGGCAAACTGGCCTACCCAAAAGAATTCGTCGAAATACAGGTTGCCCGTGTATGACTGAGCTGTAGCCGCTGACGTGCCAAGAAAATGCAGCTCGGCGCCGTTGAACAGCTGGATCATGTCGCCGCCCTTGAGCTCCACGTCAACTTCTTCTGCGGCCGAGCGAATGAAACTACGAAACTGGTACGCCTGGCGGCGGCTTGCCGATAAAAAGATTTGGTTGCGCTGATGCTTGTATTTCACATCCTCAGACAGGGCGCGCACCAGAGCTTCACGCGCGAAATACCACGTCGCACCAACCTGGCGGCTTTTCAGGATCATACGGTTGCGCCAGTGGTGATTGTCATACCACCCTTTCTGGTGCCAGTGCAGAGAGCCGAGAATGTTCTCCCGCAGCGCGGCAATCTGCGACTCTGAGAAATAGTTTTGCTTTTTGCGGATCTTTTTCTTCGGCTGGGTGGCTGCTGTGCCGTTATCCAGCTTTTTTAGCTGACGGGTGAGCAGGTCAATCTCTTTGAAATCACCGCCGGTCTTTTTGTCTTTGCCTGTGAGCTGAATTAGCCTGGCATCAATGGATGTTGTCACGCGCTGGATCGGCGGTGTGGTGTCCCATTCATCTCGCTTTTTCCATGAGTAAACCGTGTTCTGGTTGATCCCCATCAGGCGTGCGATCTCTGCTGGCGGGTAGCCCTGCCAGTAAAGCTGTCGTGCACGCTGCATGATGAATGCTTCTTCAATCGCCATTAATCCTCCTCGCTTCCTGCCGGGGAGATTAACCCGCGCGCGCGTACCCTTGCGCTCGCTTTAGGTTGTAGTGCTCCGCTCACAACAACAACGCGTTGAGGGGGGATGCGTCCCCCTGCCATCATCTCCGGGAACTCAGAAAACAAGCGAGTAAACGAACATGGCAGGCACAGCAAAACCACGTAAGAAGTTTCGCGTGGCCGTCTCCGGAAATACCGTTGACGGGCGCGAAATTCAACCGCAGCACCTTCGCGATGCAGCAGCAAATTACAACCCTGAGGTGTATGGCGCGCGGGTCAACATTGAGCACTATCTCTCTATGTTCCCGAATAGCGATTTTGGTGCGATGGGGGATGTGGTAGCCCTCAGCACTGAAGACATCACCGAAGGTGCACTGGCGGGGCGTACCGCGCTTTATGCCGAAATCGAACCATCCGAGCGCATGGTGCAGATGACCGACAAAGGGCAAAAAGTCTATTCCAGTATTGAGCTGCATCCGCAGTTTGCCCTCAACGGCAAAGCCTATGTTGTCGGGCTGGCAATGACCGATACCCCGGCGAGCCTGGGCACTGAGCGTCTTAAATTTGCCTCACAGCAGCGTGCATCGGTGATGGCCTTCAATAACCAGCAGGGTGAGGCGCCGATGTTCACCGAAGCGCTTGAAGCAGAGGTGATCGAGCTGACCGCCCAGCGCAGCGATGAAGGTGCCAAGTGGTTTAATCGCGTGATGAGCATTATTGGCAAAGGTCAGAAAACGGACGATCAGCGCTTCAGTCAGATGCATCAGGTCGTTGAGGCCGTGGCGCAATCGCAATCCGAGCAAATTGATCGCTTCAGTGCCGCAGAGCAGGAGCGCCAGGAGGATAAGGCCGCTATCCAGAAACTGACCACTGAGTTTGCGGAGCTGCGCCAGAAGCTGGGGAACACTGAAGCTTCCTTCAGTCAGCGACCACCTGCGAACGGCGGCGCCAACGCGCAGCTGGCTGATTACTGATATCCACTACGAGAGCAGAGAACATGGAAAACAATACCCGCCAGCTGTTTGATCAGTACATTGCGCGCCAGGCGCAGTTAAACGGCGTATCGACTGCGGCAGTCGCTGCGAAATTTGCGGTAGACCCGGCGCGTCAGCAACGCCTGGAGCAGGCCGCACAGGAGAGTGATTCTTTCCTGAGCAAAATTAACGTGTTTGGCGTTAACCAGCAGATTGGTCAGAAAGTGCTGATTGGCAGCAAAGGTCCGATGGCTGGCGTTAACAACAGCACCACCAACCGTCGTAATCCAGGTGCTAACCATTCAATGGAGCCGTTTGATTACATGTGCCGCAAGGTCAACTACGACTACGGGATCAGCTATGAACAGCTTGATGCCTGGGCGCACATGCCGGAATTCCAGCCTCTAATCAGCAAGGCGATGGCTCGTCAGATGTCACTTGACCGCATCATGATCGGTTTCAACGGCACCAAATACAGCGATCCATCAGACCGCGCGGCTAACCCACTGTTGCAGGATTGTGGCATTGGCTGGCTGGAGAAAATCCGTACTGAAGCCTCACACCGCGTGATTTCCGGCGTCACGATCACTTCCCGTGATGAAGATAACAAGGTTATTGCGAAAGGGACTTACGGCAACCTGGGTGCGGCGGTGTACGACGCCAAAAACAGCCTGATGGATGAATGGCACAAACGTAATCCTGACAACGTGGTGATCCTGGCGGGCGACCTGTTGACCACCGGCAACTTCCCGGCGATTAACGCCATGAGCCAGACCAACCCGAACACCGAAATGCTGGCCGGTCAGCTGATTGTTGCGCAGGAACGTGTCGGCAACATGCCGACCTTCATCGCGCCGTACTTCCCGGTCAATGGCGTACTGATCACGCCGTTTAAAAACCTGTCCGTGTACTACCAGCGCGGTGGACTGCGCCGGACGATCAAGGAGGAGCCGGAATACAACCGTATTGCGACTTATCAGTCATCGAATGATGACTTTGTGATCGAGGACTACGGCAATGTCGCATTCATTGACGGCATTACCTTTGCCGAGGCGCCGGCAGGCGGCGCATAACCGCACACTGGCGGGCTTCGGCCCGCCGTTCATCGGGGAAGAAACAATGCTGACACCGGCACAACGACATTTTCAACGCGTCATGGCTGAACGCCATGGCAAGGCAGATGATCTGTCAGAAACAGCGCGTACTGCGCACGAGCAAATTCTGCACCGCATGCGTATGGATATGAGTGCGCTGAAGAAAATTCAGGGCGAACAGGCAAAAGCCGCGCTTAAACGCCAGCTGCTACCCAATTACGAGGGGTGGATTGAAGGAACGCTGGAGGGAGACAGCGGGCGACAGGATGAAGTGATCACGCGCCTGATGATTTGGGCGATTGATATTCGGGATTATCCGCTGGCCGTGCGCATCGGGCGGTATGTCATCGCGCACAACCTGGCAATGCCAGACCGGTTTAACCGCACGGCAGCGACAGCGCTGGTCGATGAGATTTGCGATCCCATTCTGGTGCAGGTCAAGGCGGATGACAGCACTGATATTAAGCCATATCTGGCGGTGCTCGATGAGGTCCAGGAGATCACTGAAAACAGCGATATGCCAGACGTCGTACGGGCCAAGCTGTATAAAGCCCGCGCTTTTGCATTGTGCAACGGCACTGCGGATGAACAGGCGACTGCGCTGGAGTTGTTGCGTCGCGCGCTGAACCTCGACCCCGGCGCCGGGGTGAAAAAGCTGATCGATAAGCTTGCCAGGCAGGTAAAAAAAGCCTCTGCGGAAAATGCATCAGGCAGTGAGGGTGCAGACCAGAGCGGGGGCGAAGGGGGCAATAATCAGGCTGCAGCAACGCCGGAAGTGACGGTGCCAGCTGCCAAAAAGCCAGCCACCAAAAACAACCCCGGAAGCACAACACGTAAAACGGCGGCCCGCAAAACAACGACGAAAAAGCCCACCGCCGATAAAAAATAACCGACTTGCGCCCCGTGCGCTGGCGGCGCGGGCGGAAATCTGCAACGCATCGCGTTAGCTTTTCTCCGTCCGCTCACCGCCAACCTTTTCTGGAGACTACACGATGAGCCTTGTGGCCCCTCGCACAGTTACCTCCTCTGCGGAGGATGTGCCGGACGTGGATGACGGCGGAGAGAAAGTCACCGCCGGGGAGTTCTGGCCCGAGATAGTGCTGAGCAACGTCCGTAAGGAGATGCGGATCACCGGTGCGGTTACCACTTCGCGTTTAAAGCAGGTGGTCATTGAAGCCGTAGCCCACACAGCTGATCAGCTGAAGCAATGGCAGGCTGAACAGATTGGGGCCGGATATGCCAGTTTGGCCGCCGTACCGGCCATGGTGATTAACGACGAGAGCGTAAAGGTATATCGCTGGCGCCGCGCAGTTTACAGCATCTCGCGGGCCCTTCTGATCGAGACTTTCCGCGATGTTGACACCACGGGTGACGCGGGAGAGAAGCGCGCCGCCGCACTCGCAACCCAGGCGAATGATCACTGGCGTGATGCGCGCTGGGCTATCTCGGATATTCAGGGCGTGGTCCGTAACTCTGCGGAGGCGTTCTGATGAAAGTGAAGGCATTGCAGGGCGATACAGTGGATTTGTTGTGTCAGCGTCACTACGGCATCACCCAGGGCGTGACCGAGATCGTACTGGCTGCGAATCATGCGCTGGCCGGCCAGATCTTTCTTGATGCAGGGCAGGAAGTTGAGCTGCCTGACGTCGACACCTCTGCGACAAAGGAGACTGTTCAATTATGGAGCTGATAAACCGCCTCTGGAACTGGACGGTGTACCTCTGGTCGATGCTGCTGACGGGCGTCGGCATGATGACGCAGAAGGACTGGCTGGCTTTCATTGCTGCGCTCACCGGGATCGTGGTTGCCGTGCTGGGTGAGCTCCATCGCCGCCGGATGTCCCGCATCCATGAAACCAATAATGTTCTGCTGAATGAATTGATCGATGCGATTCGGGACGATACCGAGAACCGGCAGGACGTGAAGGAGTTAATCCGGACTATCAGGGAGTCACCGCGATGAAAAGAGGAATTATTGCCTGTTCTGTTGCGGCGATTGTCTCTCTTGCAGCGGCACTCTGGCCGCAGACGCTGCGCACAAGTCCTGAAGCGCAGCTGAAGATGGCGAAATACGAGGATTGCCGAAAGACGCCGTATTACTGCCCGGCAGGTGTGCTGACCGTAGGCATGGGGTCGACCAGCAACGTGCAGAACCGCGAATACGCCGAGCGCGAGATCGCCGAGCGATGGGTGAATGATCTGGTTCGCGCTGAGAAATGCGTAAATCGCGAGTTCAATGGTGCAGCTGCTCCGCAACGTGTTTTTGAGGCGCTGACCGACGGCGTATTTAACGTTGGATGTAGTGGCCTGGCATGGTTCACCAACAGGCAGGGCCAGAAGGTCAGAACAACAATCTGGCGTAATGCGCAGACGGGCAACTGGCAGGGGGTATGCGAGCGACTGACAGACTTTGTGAACTCTGGGGGAAAACGCCTGCCGGGGCTTGTCAAACGGCGTGAAGAGTTCCGGTACTGGTGCCTGTCAGATCCGGTACTGAAGGGGGTGAAATGAAGTGGGAACTTAGCGCCATGGTGATGGCTGCGACCCTGATTATCGTGATGGGCCTTCAGATTGAATCGGAAACAGGTAAGCGAAAAGCGACAGAAAAAGAACTGAGTGACACCCGACAGGAACTGAAGCAAACCGGTGATGTGCTGGCCGAGGTCAGGGCACTGCGGCAGGACGTAAACGAGGTTAATGCCAGGTTGAAAACACTCGATCAGGCGCGCAGCGAAACAGGGGAAAAGCGACGTGAAAACATCAAAACCGAGCTGGCCGGTGATAAGTGCGCCGCTGTACCTGTGCCTGACCGTGTGGCTGACAGCCTGTACCAGCGAGCCACCGAAGTCAGCGCCGGTGATTATTCAGGAGCCTTTACCGGAAAACCTGACAGCAAAAACTGAAACGCCAGCGCCACCCAGGCCGATGACTTACGGCAGCCTTGCGCCATGGTCTGATGCGCTACTGGATGCACTGGATAGTTGTAATGCCGATAAGGCGGGTATTCGTGAACTGGAACTGCGGCGAATTGCCAGGGGGATAAAGTGAAAAAAGCAGAGCTGATGCGTGATGCACTGATTGCCGGTAACACCTGGTGTAAAGCCAACCCGGAAAAAATCACTGTCTGGGTGGAGAAGGGGCATATCGGTATTGAAGCAACGGGCGAGCCGTCTTTCATGTACCTGTACACCATCAATGTTCTGGCGGTGGAGTTCCCTGGCCAGGTTGATGACCTCATGCTGCCGATCATGGCGTGGGCCTGGCAATATCAGCCTGATTTGCTGCTGAATCCTGAAAATAACCGCAAATTGGAATTTGACGCTGACATTATCAGCGACGACCTGGCCGATCTTCTGTTCAAGGTGCCGGTGTGGGAGCGCGTGATAGTGGAGAACGTAGACGGAAAACCCGTCGCGAAGCACCTGGGCGAGAACCGCCCACGTATCAGCGGTGGTGAGTGGGCGGTTGTGTTTACTCCTGATTTCGAAGGCGAGTTGATATGACAAACGATGCCGCGCTGTTTCAACAACTCGATCAGGTGTTCGCGGAAATTCTGTCCGCCATGACGCCGGCACGCCGTCTGCGTACTGCGCGCGGAATAGCGACCTCGTTGCGCCGCAGTCAGAGCCAGCGGATCGGAAAACAGATGGCGCCAGATGGTACGAAATACCCGAAGCGGAGCCGTCGAGTGCTGCGCTCGCAAGCCGGAATTGGTTTTATCTGGGAGGGGGATGAGCGTCGTCTGCGCAACTGGCGGGCAACTCGCGGAAGCCGGGGCCGCATGCTGACTGGTTTTGATGAAGGACGTGGCGCAGTACGATCATTCTACCGGGAAGATATTGAGCGTTATCTTGATATCAGCTTCAGCGAGACGCGCCGTGATACCACGAAACCAGATCCAATGTTCCGCCGCCTGCGTACAGCTCGCTTTCTGAAGGCACGCGCCACATCGGACGGCGCTGTAGTTGGTTTTTCTGGTGTCGCTGCACGCATTGCCCGCGTTCACCAGTACGGGCTACGGGACAGGGTAAACGACAGCGGAGCGGTGGCGAATTACCCGCGCCGTGAGTTGCTCGGCCTGAGTAAAGCGGACCGCATGGCTATCGCCCGCCAGGTCATAGACTCGCTGGGGGGGAACTGATGGACCTGGCTGAAGTCATCCGCCTGCTGGAAAACATCGTTCGCACCGGTACGGTGACGCAGATCGACGAGAAAAAATGGCGGGTACGGGTGCAGAGCGGTGAACTGGATTCCACCTGGCTGCGATGGAATGCACAAAGAGCAGGCGCTTTCAAAGTCTGGGTGCCGCCGTCTGTTGGCGAGCAGGTATGGTTCCTGTGCATGGGAGGGAACACCACCGCTGCGATCATCGGTGGCAGTCTTTACAGCAACGACAATCCGGCACCAGGCACATCGACAAAAGAGATGATCGTGACGGCACCGGATGGCGCGAAGTTTCGCTATGACGCGGAAGCGGGGGCATTGCAGGCCAGTGGTATCAAATCCGCAACGATTGAGGCGTCGGTTAAAGTCTTGCTGGCTACGCCACTGGTCGAGTGTACCGAGATGCTGAAGACCAAAAACCTCAATGTTACGGAAGGCGGCAAGATGCAGGGAAACTTTGTGCACACTGACGGTAAGTTCACCTCAAACGGTGTTCAGGTTGATGATCATGATCATGGTGCCGTGGAACGTGGCGGAGACTGGACGGAGGGCACGCGATGACGGTGCGCTATACCGGGATGAATCCTGGGGGGACGGGAACGCTGACGGACGCCGCCCACGTGTGGCAGTCAGCCAGTGACATTCTGAACACCCCAATTGGCTCAAGGATCATGCGTCGTGACTACGGTTCTCTTGTTCCGGACCTGATTGATGGCCCGCAAAACGATGTTACACGCATGCAGTTGATGAGCGCAGTAGTTATTGCGCTGGCGACATGGGAACCGCGGATCACGCTGAGCATCGTGGATGTGCGTTATTCGCAGTCCGGAGCAGTGGAGGCGGGATTGTCAGGGGCTCTGGCGGAATCTATGGAACAGCAGACGACAACCTTAACACTCAGGAAAAGCAGCAATGGCAACAGTTGATTTGGCGCAGCTACCGCCGCCGCAAATTATTGAGGTGCTGGATTTTGAAGTGATTCTGGCGGATGTCAAAGCCGTCATGATCGCGGCTTTCCCTGATGAACAACAGGCTTCTGTTGCCGCTGCGTTAAAACTTGAGTCTGAACCCCTGACCATACTGGCGCAGGTGATTGCCTACCGGGAATTAATGCTGCGCCAGCGAATCAATGAGGGTGCTGCGGCCTGCATGTTGAGCCATTCCGTCTCCACCGATCTTGATAACCTTGCGGGTAACCTGAACACCGAGCGCCTGGTTCGCATTCCGGCTACCGAAACCACCGATGCAGAGATGGAAAGCGATACCGCACTGCGTCTGCGTGCGCAATCCGCTTTTGAAGGGTTGAGCGTTGCTGGCCCTACCGGGGCATACGAATATTTTGCGAAGAGTGCCAGCGGTAAAGTTGCAGATGCCAAGGCAACCAGCCCCTCACCCGCTGCTGTCGTCGTGTCCATTCTGTCTACCGAAGGGGATGGCACGGCGAGCGACGAGCTGATCGCAACAGTAAACGACACGCTCTCAGCGGATGATAAGCGACCTGTCGCTGACCGGCTAACCGTCAAGTCAGCGGAGATTGTGAATTATGAAATTGACGCTCTGCTTTATCTCTATCCGGGTCCGGAATCTGAGCCGATCCTGAGTGCGGCAGATGATGCGCTGCGGGCGTGGCTGGAAGTACAGGGGAAAATCGGTAGCGATGTTGCGCGTTCGGCCATTATGGCCGCTCTGCATGTACAGGGGGTGCAGCGCGTAGTCTTGCTGAATCCTCAGGAAGATATCGTGATCGATGATACCCAGGCGGCACGATGTATTTCGCACGCCATCAGCGTAGGGGGAACGGATGAATAACAGCCTCCTGCCGCCTTCAGCCAGCACTTTCATGCGGAATGCAGAGAAACCGACGGCGCGGATCAGCGGTATTCCTGTTGACCTTCGAAATCTCTGGAATCCGGATGAATGCCCCGTGGAGTTTTTACCCTATTTGGCCTGGGCGTTGTCTGTTGATCGCTGGGATAAGCGCTGGTCTGAACAGACCAAGAGGCAGGTAATCAAAGCCTCCTGGCTTGTCCATCGCCACAAAGGCACGATTTCAGCGCTGAGGCGCGTTGTTGAACCTTTCGGCTATTTGCTGAGGGTGATTGAGTGGTGGCAGAACGGCGAGGAGCCAGGCACTTTCCGGCTTGAAATTGGCATCCAGGATGAGGGGATCACCGAGGAAACTTATCGGGAGCTTGAGCGCCTGATCGACGATGCAAAACCCAGAAGCCGTCACCTCACCGGCCTTTCGCTTTCGCTTCAGTCTCAGGGTTATATCGAGATAGGGGCGGGGTGTTACGTGGGCGATACGCTGACGGTATATCCCTATTTTCCTGAAACTATCGCTGTGGGTGGCAATGACTACACCGGCGCAGCAATCCATTTAATTGATACCGTGGAGATCGCAAGTGGCGACTAAATATCTTGCCCTGTTGACCAATATCGGGGCGGCAAAACTGGCAAAAGCCACGGCGTTGGGTACGAAAGTTGAGATTACCCAGCTGGCCGTTGGTGATGGCAATGGTGTACTGCCTACACCGAATCCGGCACAGACTGCTCTCGTACATGAGTTACGCCGCGCCCCTTTGAATATGTTGACGGTGGACCCGGCGAACGCCAGCCAGATCATTGCGGAACAGGTCATACCGGAAGACGTCGGCGGGTGGTGGATTCGTGAGATCGGCCTTTTCGATAAAGATGGCGATATGGTGGCGATTGCCAATTGCGCTGAAACCTATAAGCCTCAGTTGCAGGAGGGGAGCGGGCGCGTTCAGGTTATTCGCGTGATCCTGATTGTCAGCAGCACCGAAGCCGTTACGTTGAAGATTGATCCGGCTGTTGTACTGGCAACACGCCAGTATGTTGACAGCCAGCTGCGCGCGCATGAGCAGTCACGTAATCACCCGGATGCGTCAACGACAGAGAAAGGTTTTGTGCAGCTCAGCAGCAGTGTGACCAGTGACAGCGAATCGCAGGCGGCAACATCGAAGGCCGTTAAAATTGCGATGGACAATGCGAATGCTCGGCTGGCTAAAGAACGCAATCTCGCTGATTTACCTAATCCGGCACTGGCGCGCCAGAATCTGCAACTTGGTGACAGCTCGACGAAAAACACCGGTACAACGGCCAATACTGTTGCGGCGGGTGATGATGCACGTATCACCGGCGCAATGCAGAAAAGCCAAAACGGCGCGGATATTCCAGATGTGGCGAAGTTTCTCCAAAACCTTCAATTGGGAGAAGCGGCAAAACGGGATGTGGGGACCGGGGAAAACCAGATACCTGATATGTCTTCTTTCGTCTTCTCTGTATCCGGTGGGGTCAATATTTACCGATTCCCGAACAGGATGTGTATCCAATGGGGGAACAGCAATACCGATGCAAATGGCGGTGCCATTGTCTCTCTTCCCGTCGCAATGTCAGCGTATGTCCCTGTGGTGATTGAAGGGCTATCGGGAAACTGGGCGGGGAATGGAGGGGTGTATGACTTCTTCACGGTATATGGTGCACAAGTTTCCACAGCGTCTTCATTTCTCGCTAAATCATCTTCATATCGTGGCAGTGACGGTAAATTTGTCGCTCAGTCTACTAACTTTAACTGGGTTGTGGTGGGGACTATCTGATGCACACTTTCTTTTATAGCTCAGAACAGAACGCATTCTGGTTCGCTGATAGCACGTCAGCACCTGCTGATGTGGTTTCTGTTGAGAAATCTGTTTTTGAAGAGTTTTGTGTTACGCCTCTGGATGGAAAGCGTCGGGTTGCCGGTGATGATGGCCTCCCGTCATGGGAAGAGATTCCACCACCAACGGCAGAAGAAATTAAAGCCTCGGCAATTGCAGCGGCTGAGCAGCAAAAATCTCAGTTNTTTATAGCTCAGAACAGAACGCATTCTGGTTCGCTGATAGCACGTCAGCACCTGCTGATGTGGTTTCTGTTGAGAAATCTGTTTTTGAAGAGTTTTGTGTTACGCCTCTGGATGGAAAGCGTCGGGTTGCCGGTGATGATGGCCTCCCGTCATGGGAAGAGATTCCACCACCAACGGCAGAAGAAATTAAAGCCTCGGCAATTGCAGCGGCTGAGCAGCAAAAATCTCAGTTCCTCGCTGAAGCATCAGAAGTTACCAAAGGGTGGCAGATTGACCTGNCGGGTTGCCGGTGATGATGGCCTCCCGTCATGGGAAGAGATTCCACCACCAACGGCAGAAGAAATTAAAGCCTCGGCAATTGCAGCGGCTGAGCAGCAAAAATCTCAGTTCCTCGCTGAAGCATCAGAAGTTACCAAAGGGTGGCAGATTGACCTGCTGCTTGGCACCATTAGTGATGAAGACAAGGCGAAACTAATTGAGTGGAGAACTTATATCAAGGAACTGGAGGGGGTAGACACCTCCAGTGCGCCAAAGATTAACTGGTCTGAGAAACCGGCGGTGTAGGCCAGACAGGATTTATAGTATCAACCCGCATCAAATCCAGCCTGTAATCCTGCCATTCAATCAAAGCGTCGGCTTCTTCCTCCGTCGC